TCTAACCGCCGCTGCGCTTCCATAAACTCCATATCAAACCGTTCGGGCCACAACAGTTCACCTTCTTTGCGCCCTAATGGGTCATTTTCTTCTGCCAACGCTGGTAAATTAATGATTTTCCACTTTGCCGCTTCTTCTGCGCTGTAATGCGGGTTAGTTGGATCAGTAAGCCGACCAATTAGATCGTCCTCATGCCAGCGCGTTTGGACAATAACGATTGATGCAGAAGCAGTCATAAGGCGCGTCATTAAAACTTGCGTAAACCACTGCCACAATTGTTCCCGCAACGTCGGGCTATTGGCTTCGATACTGTCTTTGATTGGGTCATCAAGTATAACAAAGTCACCACCACGTCCTGTGATCGATCCTCCGCGCCCTACAAACACTGACATGCCCCCAGATGACGTTTGTATCCTAGATTTACTTGCCCCACCCTTGCGCAGCCCAAAGCTGGGGAAAACGTGCTTGTATTGCGGCAGTGACATAATGTTGCGAACATCCGCACCAAAGTCTTTTGCAAAATCTTCGTTATATGTAGCAAAGATCACATTGCGATACGGGTCACGTCCTTGCAGCCAAGGCACAAATCGACGAGAAATCAGTTCAGATTTACCATGTCTGGGCGGCATAGACACAATTAGACGCGGAATATGGCCCTTTTCGACCTTTTCCAGCACTTTTGCCAGCGCTCTATGGTGCTTGGCGTCCTTAAACATGCTTTCATCAATGTTTTCTGGATCATCGGCATCAGGCATCGTGTACTTAACAAAGTCGATAAAAGATGTGCGGCACTCCAACGCCAGTTTTTGACGTTTAGCAGCCGCAATCTTTTTATCTAAGTCGTTAAGTACCTTCGCGTTACTCATTTAAGCCAGCCATATATCTTGTAGGTTTCTTTGCGACGGTGATCGATCCCCTTAGTTCCGCCATTTATTCTGCGCGTAACCTTTTCGATAGTCTCGTCATTCACACCTTGATCGCAAATGCGCCAAATATTATTGCGCTTAAAGAACCAGATAGCGCTTTCCATTGCATACTCTGTCGCAACCAATGATGGGTCATCCATCACTTCTGGTATGCGCATATCGCTTGCAAATGCACGATAATTAGAACGCCCTGTGCATTGTAAAAATCCACGGCCTCGCCACACCCAGCCGTCATTTTCACGGACATTTCCAAGCGCACCTTTTTTCGTTCGGTTTTCGTCCATGTAGATGTAATTAGCGATTTTTTGTGGTTGACGCTCGTATTCTTCTGCTTGCTCTTGCGTTTTGAAGTATCGCGGATGCACAGCAAGTAATGCTTTTGCTGAATAATTCAGGTTTTCTGTTGTCGCTTTGAAATTATTACTTTCATGCACCAACTGACCAAGCATATGCGCTCCGCGTTCTGGCGACCATTCGTAATAGTTTGCAATCGTTTTGGCAGTATTTGGGCCGAAACTACCGTCTGGCGTCGTCCCTACTTTCTCTTGCAACTTGCGCAATGCATCACTCATTTTTTCACTCCGAAACCACGAATTGTTCTTATTCCGAATGAGGCAGCAATCGAGGCATACATGCCCCATTGAATGAACGTGGGGGTAGCCTCAAGGTTGGCAAATCCTTGTTCCATAACTGGTTGTAAGCCAGGTATAAAATTAGCCAGCAACAAAGCCACAAAGCAAATTGTCCAAAGCTCGTCTTTCCAGCTATTATTAGAAGCTTCAATTGCAGCTTGTTCCCAATCTGTTTCTGACGTTGCTTTTTTGAGCCGTATTTCGGCATTTGCTTTTTGAATAGCAGTTTTGCCGTCGATATATGACGTAGCAAGCCCACCAATTGCTGATACAATTTGACCAATCACGTTTCACCTCCCATAGCTTTACCGCTTAATGCGAAATACGCGCCTACAAGCCCCGAAAGAGCGATATATTGGGTCATCAAAACGCTCTCTGCGCCAGCCATACGCTGCGGATCTATAATCGTTGCTATTGTGGTAATAATCATCATGCCCAACGCTGACCAAGCCATTCGGCGCTTGTTGATTTGATACGCTTTTTTGTCAGGAATTAGTTCGTTCATTCGATAAACCCTTTTGCTTTTAGGAAGAACCCAACAGCCACAATTGAACCGACAATCATCATCAAAATTACAAGAATTGTCGCAATTAATTCTTGTTTTTCTTGCCGTTCTATCTCAGCTAAACGCTCGGCTTCTCGACGCTCGTTTGCTATTTGGCGTCTAAGTTTTAACAACTCTTGATACGCGCTGTATCCTTTAGTGTTTGTAATAAACTCTCGTAATTCTTCTTCGGCAACTTTAGCGTTTTGCATTTGCGTCCAAGTCGCCATTGCTTCTTCATTTGCAGATGCAAACACACTGTTTTTCTTTTTGGCGTGTGCTTTTTTTGCGCCGTCTACACTATCGAAAAACCCTGCCAATTCTTTCGACATGCTGTGCAATTGCTTGCCAGCGCTTATTCCCGATTTTACAATCGCTAATGCCGAAAGAGGATCAATCATCAGCCCATCTTCATCAATACCGCAACAAGTAATCCAATGATCGATGCTGTAGCCCCGATCATTATGCTTTCCATGCGCTTCACACGATTAAACAAATCTTTAAACTGGATTTTCATTTCGGTTTTAATCTCAACCACCTCTTTTTCCAGCCCGTCTATGCGTTCATGCGCAGATGCTACCGTCCTTTTGTCCACTTTGTCATTCTCCGCTTGCCGTAGTTATCAACTAGGGTCTGTAGGCCAAACCACAGAATACGGAAAACCTTCTTGGTTTGGTACGTCACGCAATGCCTGTCGGTAATCTGTTTGTGCTTGTGTCATTGTTCGATCTGACAAAGCCCAATTATCTGTCGCAGCCAGCAACCCATTACGACGACCTCTAATTGCGTCCTCGGCTTCATCTTGTGGTCGATCTGTAACAAGAAATTCCACTGACCATTCGCCGTTTTCGTAAACTGGCACATCTAGCGATGTTTGCTGTGTCAGATAATCGTATTCTGGCACCGCGCCTACAGTTACAATATAAGTGTTGAACGCAGCTAACGTTTCAGCGGTTGGGTTTCTAGGAAAAGCAGTATTTGGATTATCAGCTTTTAGTTTTGTCATGTCGTATGGCCAAACCTCTGGGGTTTCGCCGTTTGCTTTGATCCACATTTTACACTCCTATTTTAGCCTTACGGAACCAATGTACAGTTTTTCATAGTCCACAAATATCAGACGATCTCTGTGGACTTTTATTCGATGTGGCGCGACATTTACCGTGCCGCGATGATCGAACGTTTCTATTGCGTCATAATTGAACTCCCACGAATTATTTACAACGCCACCCGTTTTAGTTAACAAAGGAACACGGCTTATGGTCAGAGGATTACGGTAGGTGCTAGATGCATCCTCATTTGCTTGCGCAAAATAAAGAATATCTTTATCCCAATCATACCACCACGCATATGTTGAAAAAACATCGTCTGACAAATGTGTTCCAGTTTCACTTGCACCAACAAACAAAGCTGGACTAGAGGTGCCTTTTTCCCAACGTGTATAAGTTGGATTGTAAACAATTGTTGATTTATACAAAAATGTTGTCCCACTGGTCTTATAAGTCCAAAGAGCATCGTATGAGCCATCTAAATTTTCGTTATGGCTTACCTGTATATTTTCAGTGTTATTTGCTAAACTTTGCCTGTCTTGGCTTGGGCTAGTCATCCAAGTTGCTGGTATCGTCGCATTTGGCCCTAAACGTCTAACGTCGCTAATATCAATTGATTCATAATACAAAACATCAGCATCCGTGTCTGTAAAAATTACTCTATCACGAAAAATACTCTTTGAGTCAGGACGGTTTCCAGCACCCGCATGTGTGGATTTGCCAACATACGTCCAATCATTTTTATTTGTAGAAAACGGCTTTGTTACGAAATAAACCCATACGGAATCAGCCCAATCACCACTTGTCGCTCCCATGCTGCCAGTTAAAACTAGACAAACATGACCAGTTAGATCGAACTCAACATCTTTTATTCGTTGATACCTGGCTTGCGATGCATAGAACGTTTGATCGTCCATAAATATATCATGCGCTGAAATAGTGTTTTCAGTCTTGAGATACTTCAATCCCAAGCCCATTGTCGCGTTTACACCTCTAGGCTCATTCAAAACAGTGGGTAGCGGGTACTGCCCATTATCTGAATAATAATCAGATTCAAGGTATTGAACGTATCCCCTGTCATCAATAAAGCCTATACGCGCATTCAACTCTGGCAGTTCAGCCGTAGCCGCGCGTAATGGATGCATGAAAATGCCAGGTTTCTTGTTAATTGAATACGCACCGCGACCACTGAAAATTTCTCCGATTGGAACACCTTCTATTATTTGTCCGTTTGTTGGTGGTGTGTAATGGTGATTGGTCGCT